CCATACTCATCAGGTTGTGTCATAGCCATGACACGAGACCGCGTCTTCTTCTTACCCTTTTTCTTAAATCCAATTTTCTGGGCAGAACTTTGGACGTTGGAGTTAAGAGAATTCATGGTTAATTCCACATCGGTGAACCACGCATATAGCGAGATAGTCACTGGTGCGGCAGTCACAGAATTGAAGTTCTTGAGAATAGTGGGAGAAGACACAGTCAATGTCCCCACGCCAACAACCAGCCCGGGGGCATTGGTGTCATAGAATTTGTTAAGACACACGTAATTGTACGGATATATGAAGGGGATCTTCATTTCACCGCCCATGTTGTCTTGGGGGGACAACAGCACACGTGGCCTTTGTGACAACAGCACTAAGTGCTGGTCACTAGCAATCACTACAGGGTAAGAGATGCTAGAACCTGGGTTGACATTATAGCAGGCCATGGCCAATCCTGCATAAAAAGGTGAAGAACTCATACTCAACTTTATGTTTAAGGTGGCTCGCATGCCACCATAGTTCTTCAACTTATTAGCGATCAATGGGTGGGTCGCTAAATCCCCCCAAACATCAGTAAATTCCTGGAGGTGTGAACCCTCAAGCCAATTAAATGTCTTGAGTAGTACAGGTTTCTCCAAAAAAGTGCGTAGGTCCGCTATGTTCGAGTTACCATGTTTGGTTGTTGGGTCGGACTCACCGAGTACTTCCATACGATATCCTTTATCCTCGTCATGAAAGGTCATCTGTGAGACCTCATTAATATTATTTTCTTGTTCGTCAGTTGTAGTTTTGGGCACTACGTTGCCCTTAGTTTCAGTATTTTCAGTAAGCATTCATAAAACACGATTTTACGCTCAATAATCATCGTGAGTGGGGATACAATAAATTCACCTAGGTAGTGTCCGCTAAATAGCAGTTGAGTACGGGGACTCTGCCTATAGTTTGTGTGTATCCTTCTAGCTGTGGGAGGTGTATCCGTTCTTCCCATAGTAGTGTATCTACACACACAAGTTGCCTAGTGGTTTTCACCGGAAGTAGCAACAACTCCCGTGGGGCTCGTCTTTAGCCACCGTTCTACGTACTCATCCCAAGTTGGAAGATCTGGTTCCAAATAAGCCTTCAGGCCATTATCCACAATCAAGTTCCTGAGATAAGCATCATGGTAATCAAACTCCTCTCTCCCATGAAAGAAGAATTCATTATGTGCGGATCTAATCTGACTCGTCAGTTGCTGCTCCTCAGATTCAGTCTTACTTTCCACACGATACAAAAGCATCTTGTG